TCTCAATTTAACACAGAGTTTGAATGTGAGTTTCTAGGGTCTATTGATACACTAATCACACCAGCTAAACTTAAACAGTTGACGTATAGAACTCCAATTCAGTCTAATGCTGGACTAGATGTTCATGTTTCACCACAAGAAGGACACACATACTTTCTTACCGCTGATGTTTCTAGAGGAACAAAGAATGATTACTCAGCATTTGTAGTGGTTGATGTAACAGAAATACCTTATAAGATTGTTGCAAAATTTAGAGACAACGAAATTAAACCTCTTATATTTCCAGCAAAAATTCATGATGTTGCTCGTGCATATAATCAAGCATTTGTTATGATTGAGGTTAATGACATTGGAGAACAAGTTGCTAGTGCTATGCAGTTTGACTTGGAGTACGACAACATAATAATGGCTTCCATGCGTGGGCGAGCGGGACAAGTCCTTGGAGGAGGGTTCTCAGGGGGCAGAGCTCAATTGGGGGTAAGAACCACTAAAGCAGTAAAACGTATTGGTTGTTCTAATCTTAAACAATTAGTCGAGGACAATAAGTTAATTGTTGAAGACTTGGAGATTATCACAGAGTTATCTACATTTATTGTCAAAGGGCAATCATTTGAGGCTGATGAAGGATGTAACGATGATTTGGTAGCATGTCTGTTTATGTTTGCATGGGCAACAGACCAACAATATTTCAAAGAATTATCTGATCAAGACATTCGAGCTACTATGATGAGGGAACAACAAGACTCATTAGAACAAGATATGGCTCCGTTTGGATTTGTGCTTGATGGTCTTGAAGAGGAAAACTCTGGTCAAATGACTGATGAGTATGGAACTAAATGGAATCCAGTGGTTAGAGACAATCGTTCAAATTGGTAAGTTACTATATAAACTCAATAAGATCGTTATCTATTTTAATAAAACAATTTGAACAAAGGACAGTAGATTGATATATTAGTTCAGTAACTTCCCTTCGGCTTTCATCATTCATACCTTTACGTTGAGTTAATTTTCTTATTTTGTTGTTGTGTGGATAAAATTTTAAACATACAGTCTCACTTTCACCACAATGAGAACATGACTTTTCTGCAAGATATTCGTTAAGCCATACAATGCGCTGACGATAATTACGTTTTGATACACTTTTTATAGTATCTTTATATTTTTCATAATGTTCATTCATAGGATTATTTATAAGAATCCTCACATATAAAAACAGTGTTTTAGGAATCTGTTTTTTATAAATATTCGTAATGAAAAGAATAAACTCTAACGTAGAGTTGGTTCTCTACAGATAAAAGGAGTAAGGAAAATGAGTTTTTTAGTGTCGCCTGGCGTACATGTTCGAGAAATTGACTTAACAAACATTGTTCCTTCCATCCAAACTAATATCGGTGCTGTGGCCGGACCTTTCGAAAAGGGTCCAGTTTCTTCCGTTGTTAATATTGGGTCGGAGGCTGAGTTGGTTGCCATTTTTGGTAAACCAAACTCAAGTAACTTTGAATATTTTTTCACTGCTGCAAACTTTTTGCAGTATTCAAATGCACTTAAAGTTGTGCGTTGTGAGTCTGCTGTTTTGAACGCCTGTTCAAACCTTGGACTTTTAATTAGAGATGCAGATCACTATACTAACTCATTTAGAGATGGTCAAGGTAGTGTTGGTCCTTTTGCCGCACGAACTGCTGGTGATCATGGTAATAGTCTCGCTGTTTCAATCTGTGCTACTTCTACAGCATTTTCGCAAGACATTACAGGTGCTAACCAAGTTAACGGTACACCAGCAAGTGGTGCAACATCTATAACAGTTGATGACGTTGATCTTGCATCTAATGTAATTAACGTTGGTGACATTGTTTCATTTTTCACAGACAGTGGTTTCGGAACTCCTGCTACAGGTCATGCTGGCAAAGAATACGAAGTAACTGCTAGAGATACTGCAAACGATACTATCACGGTTCGTGACTTAGATAACCCAAGTGGAACTGGCCTTGCTGCTTCCCTTGCTGACAACTCATTTATTAGACGCCGGTGGAAGTTCTACGATTTGTTTGATTCCGCACCGGGCACATCTACTTGGTCTACTAAAGAAGGCCGTGGTGCTAATGATGAAATGCATATCGTAGTATATGATACAACTGGTAAAATTTCAGGTTTTGCTGAAAATGTTGCTGGTCAACGTACACTTTCTGTTTTAGAAACTTATACTGCTCTTTCCAAAAACCCTAATGCTAAAAATGCACAAGGTGGAACAAACTACTATGCAGAAATTCTTTATATTCGTTCAGCATTTGTTTTCTGGATGGATCATCTTTCAGCCGGAACAAACTGGGGAGTAGACCTTGATGCAACTAATGCTCTTGTCTTAGACGCCACGGATGCAAATAGTGCTGATGAAGGTGATAATGTTCTTGCTGAAACGGGCGATAACATGGTTTTAGATACAGATGCTGGTTCATTTACAGCTGTAGATACACCAACACTTGACTCTCTTACAGGTGGTACTGATGATTATGCAGTATCCCTTGGTGAAAAACGTACTGCATATGACTTATTTGCAAATGCTGAACTCCATGATATTAACTTTATTCTTGGTGGTCCTTCTGTTACAGTTAGTGGTAGTTCATTCGGTACGCCTGGCGATGAGTTTGATACACACGGTACAATGTTAACTGATCTTGCAGAATTAAGAAAAGACCTTGTTGCATTTATATCGCCTGCTAGACAGTCGGTTGTTAATGTTCAAAGTTCAAACACGCAAACAGTAAATGTTAAAAATTCTTATGATACACTACCATCATCTTCCTATGTGGTTTATGACAGTGGTTACAAATACATGTATGACAAATATAACGATTTGTATCGTTATGTTCCACTGAATGGTGACATTGCTGGTTTGTGTGCATTCACAGACAGCGTTGCTGACCCTTGGTTCTCACCAGGCGGTTTCAATCGTGGTAATATTCGTGGTGCAATTAAACTTGCATATAATCCACAACAAGCAGAAAGAGATATTCTCTACAAGGCTCGTATCAACCCAGTTGTTGATTTTCCAGGCCAAGGTGTAGTTCTCTTTGGTGATAAAACTGCTCTAACAAAACCAAGTGCATTTGATCGTATTAACGTGCGTAGATTGTTCCTTGTTCTTGAAAAAGCAATTGCTACTGCTGCTAAATTCCAACTCTTTGAGTTCAACGATGAGTTTACACGGGCTCAGTTCCGTAACTTAGTTGAACCTTTCTTGAGGGATGTGCAGGGTCGTAGAGGTATTACTGATTTCCAAGTTGTTGCTGATGGCACAAACAACAGTGGCGAAGTCATTGACCGAAACGAATTTATTGCAGATATCTATATTAAACCAGCACGATCAATCAACTTTATCTCTCTTAACTTTGTTGCAGTTCGCACAGGCGTTGAGTTCAGTGAAGTAATTGGTCAATTTTAAGGAGGTAACATAACATGGTTGGAACAATAGATCAATTTAGAGCCCAACTAATTGGTGGCGGTGCCAGAGCTAACCAATTTAAAGTAGAAGTTTTAGTACCTCAATTGCCTGGTATTAGTAACTTTGATATTAGAAAGGCTTCTTTTCTTTGCAAGGCCACTGCGCTACCAGCAATGGCTCTTACAGAAATTGAAATTCCTTTTAGAGGAAGGAAGATTTTTCTTGCAGGGGATAGAGACTTTCCTGATACATGGGATGTAACATTCCTTAACGATACAGATTTTGCAATCCGTAACGCTATGGAACAATGGTCAAATGCTATTAATAACCTTGCAACGGGTCAAGGTGAAAGTAATAGTTTGGCATACTGTGCTGATATGACCGTATCTCAGTTAGATAAAGATGATAGAGTTTTGAAACAATATAAGTTTATTAATGCTTGGCCGTTGACTATAAGTAATATTGAACTTACTACTGAGGCAGCAACTGCTGTTGAAGAGTTTCAAGTATCATTTAGATATCAACACTTTCTAACAAACGAAGTTGAGACATCAGGAGCTTCATTTACAGTTACTGCGTCACTCACTGTATAAGTGACTTTATAAACCTACTAAATAAAGGAGTAGGGAGATATGAAATATTATGGCTGAACTTTTCGGTTTTACAATTAATCGGGCTAATAAGGAAACGGGTGGTGAACAAGTCTTCACCACCCCAACTCCTGATGATGGCGCTATCGACGTTGCTGGTGGTGGTTTCTTTGGACAAGTTTTAGATACCGATGGTCGTGAAAAAACAGAACTAGATTTAATTCGAAGATATAGAGACATTGCACAACAACCAGAATGCGACAGTGCAATTGAGGATATTATAAACGAAGCAGTGACAGCTGATGAGGTATCACAATCGGTAACTCTTAGTACTGACAGGCTTCCATATCCAGACAAAATCAAAAGAGCAATCAGAAAAGAATTTGATACAGTATTATCCCTTATGGAATGGGAACAAAAAGGTCATGACATCATGCGTAGGTGGTATGTTGATGGCCGAGTTTTCTACCATAAAGTAATTGATACAAAAAATCCCAAACGAGGTATTGTTGACCTCCGTTATATTGATCCTATAAAAATTAAAAAAGCCAGACAGGTCAAAAAAGATAAAGACATAAAGACTGGCGTAGATATGATAACAAAAATTGATGAGTACTTTATCTATAATGAGAAAGGACTTTTCTCAGCAGGATACGGTGGAGCTAGTCAAGGATTGAAGATTGCAGCAGATGCAATTGCATATTGTCCTTCTGGTGTTATTGATCAGAACGGTGGTAAGGTTCTGTCTTATTTGCATAAGGCAATTAAACCTGTCAATCAATTACGTATGATTGAGGATGCATTGGTTATCTATCGTATCTCACGTGCTCCAGAACGTAGAATTTTTTACATTGATGTTGGTAATCTACCAAAGGTAAAAGCAGAACAGTATCTTAAAGACGTTATGAATCGTTACCGTAATAAATTAGTGTATGATGCATCTACTGGTGAGATTCGTGATGATAGAAATCAGATGAGTATGCTAGAAGATTTCTGGCTTCCACGGCGTGAAGGTGGTAGAGGTACAGAAATTACTACTTTAGCCGGTGGTCAAAATCTTGGTGAAATTGACGATATTGAATATTTCAGACAGAAATTATATCGTTCACTTAACGTTCCTATTTCTCGTTTAGAAGCAGAGAATCAATTTAGTATGGGACGTAGTAGTGATATTACTAGGGACGAACTAAAATTTACTAAATTTATTCAAAAGATCAGAAAGAAATTTACACCAATATTCACTGATATTTTAAAGACTCAGCTGTTGTTGAAGGGTATTATATCTTTGGATGATTGGGATGTGATGAAAGAACACATTCAATATGATTTCTTAAAAGATGGTCACTTTGCAGAACTAAAAGAAGCTGAACTTATTAATGATCGTATTCAAACACTAGATTCAATTCAGTCTTATATTGGTACATTCTTCAGTAAAGAATATGTTCTTAAACATGTTCTACGTATGAACGATACTCAGATTGATGAGATGAGAGATCAAATTGCTCGTGAACTTGAAAAAGACCCAATGGACGGTGGTATAAGTTTACCAGATGGTGGCGATGGTGTTACACGTTATCCAGAAGTTGGTGGCGCTCCTATTCCTGCTGATGATTATGGTAAGTTCCAAGGTGAAGAAGACCCAGAAGATGACTTGAAGAAAGCACAAGCTGCTCAAGCATTGGGTGCAGCTGATCAAGCAAAAGCAACTGCGAAAGCAACTGAAAATGGAGGAGATAAATAATGAGTAGAGAAATTATTGATGCGTTGTCTAATGGTAACAACGTAGAAGCAGAAACACAATTTAGTACTGCATTGTCTAGTAAAGTTGGAGATGCTTTAGAATCACAACGAAGAGAATTAGCTAAGACTTTTGTTAAAACAATGAGTGTAGAAAATGAAGAGGATTGAGGAAATCTATGAATCTACAGTTGTAGAGAGGGATGAACACAAGAAATCTAAACAATATAAGAAGCTTTCTCCTAAATTAAAGGATGCAGTGGACGATATATTCAAAAAAATGGATGCTAAACCTTCTGATTTCCTAAATAGTTTCGAGAAAACTATTACAGATATTTCAAGAAAATATAAAGTTCCTGAGAAAGAACTTCTTGGATATTTTGAAAAAGAAATGCTAGCTATCTAGGAGTAAAAAAATGGCTTTTGCTACAAGAACATTAAGAGACACACCTGTAGCAAATGCAGGCGATGGTGGATATGTCACCATCTTGGTTGATATCGAAGATGATACAACTGCAAATAATGCTATTCTAGATGCAAGTGCATTAGCTGGTCACGCAAACGGTGCAAAACTA